ACTTGTCCTCGTCCCGCAGCTTCTCGATGGTCTTTCCGTATAGGGCGCGGGTGGTCATTTTCGCGCGCCGGCCCAGATGGTCCTCCACGTGGCTGCGCAGCCGGTCCATGTCCTGGCTGATCTGCCCCTTCGATACGTCGTATCGTTCGGCCAGCCGCTGCTGCTTCACGCCGTGTGGGCTGCCACGCTCGAGGATAAGGTTCAGTATCTCGGCCCGGCGTTCCCACCACTCGTAGTCCTCTGGCGCTTTGTGCTGCGGCACCTCCACGTGGTAGTAGTCCCGCTGATTACCCATCCTGCCCCTCCTGGAGGCGTACCCGATACGCGGCCACCTCGGCCGCCGCGCCCGGCACGATGCAGCCGGTGCGCGTCCAGTGCGCGGCCCCCCTGCTCCGCGGGCGTGGTCGCTCGTGCGTGCGGTGCTGTTTAGACATGTTTAGTCCCATCTGTCGCCTGCATACCTAAGATAGGGCGCTGATGGGCTGTAAAGGTTCCCCGGAGCTACGCAGCCGGAAGGGAAGGTAAACGCGAATGTGAAGTTTGCGCGAACGTGAGGGTGAGGATGGGGTCAGCCGGGCACTCTGGTGGGTGACTCGTCGCGGCGCTACCCGTCACCCTTCCGGCGGCCAGGTGGCGTCATCCGCAGCGGGGAAGCGGGCGTATGCTTGGTGGCCCTGCTGGCAGTAGTACCCCACCATGTGCTCCACCTCACCGAAGGAGTGGACTGTGGTCTGCTGCTCCAGGTCGCAGTACGACTTCCGGCACTCGAACACGACGCCCTGGGGTGGGTGTCCGTCCAGGGGGTCGGATGGCATCTCACTCGCTGGCCTCCAGGAGCCTGCGCAGTTCGGCCACGGCCTCGTGCTCGGTCTCGCCCAGTTGTTTCAGGCGGTGTTCATAAGCGAACGCTCTGACCATACTGGGGCCGCGCTCGATGTGGACGCGCTCGCCAGCGACGGATGGCCCCACCTCGTCCAGTGGCTGCTCCAGGTGCTTCCAGGTGAACTCGTCCAGCGAGTAGTAATCGCCGCAGGACGCGCAGAAAGTTTTGCCGTACTGGTTGGGGTCGCGGGCGAACGACTCGGCCAGGGCGCTGCCCATCGTGGTGTTGCTGCCGCAGCCCTCGGTGTGGACGTACGTGTCGCGTATGGGCTGCGCGAACTCGCCCTCGTCCGTGGTGGGATGGTGTTCGTACTGGCCGTCGTCGCGGCGCTCGCCGTAGTCGAAGACCTCCGGCGGTGGGCCATCGTCACTCGGCATCGGATTCCTCCATCTCGTCAGTGCCCAAGCGATCCTCTACGGCTTCCGGAACCTGCACGTGGCCGATGGCCTCCTGGATGGCGCTCGGGTCGGGGTCGCCTTTGTAGAACACCAGCACGTTCTGGTGCATTCGGCCCAGTTTTCGGCCCTTCTCGAAGTAGTTCCGCACTCGGACGGGCAGCGTGCCAGGCGTGTTCACGAGGACGGCGTCGTTGTACAGGCGCATCCCCGCATCCTCGAACGCCTGCACGGTGTCGGAGACGAAGCCCCGGTAGTACCCGGCGTTGTCGCGGACTTCACTCACGACGAACGCGGCGAAGCGGTTGTCTTTGAGATGCTTCACGCCCTGCTGGATGGCACTGCGGTACGCTGCCATGAACTCGTCGTAGTCCATGTTGGATAGGTCCTCGTCCAGGTCAGTGTACACCTCCAGGTCGTGATACGGCGGGCAGGAGAATAGGAAGTCGTACTGCTCGGGGGCGTCGGCCTCGGACAGCACGCTGTCCAGGTTCGCGGCGTCTCCCTCGTACCACGCGGGCGCGGGCCGCGAGTTGTCGCGGGGCACGGCCTCGTGGTCGCCGGTGGTGATGCCTGCACGCTCGTCCTCGTCCGGCAGTTCCGTCTCGCGGGTGGCCACGATGTAGAACAGATCGTTTGGTTCGACGTATGGCAGGGCTTTGGCCTCGTAGATGGGGTCTACCGAGACGCCCGCGATGCTGGTGGTTTCAGGGCGTTCCTCGTACTCCAGATCGGACTCGACCATCGTGAAGTCGTCCCGCTCGCGCCAGTCGCTCGGTGCCCACTCGTCCAGCGTGTCCGCCACGTCGATACCCACCCGCACGCCCAGCACGGGCAGGTCGATGTCGTAGCGGTCCAGGCCCTCCAGGATGCCCGCCACGCTGAACCCGCTACCCATCGGCGCGACGATGCGCTCCGCCTCGTCCGCTACGCCTTGCAGGTTCTCGACGGCCTGCACGTTGTGTGTATGGCTGGCCTTGTGCTTTCCGGCTAGAGGCATAGATAGCCAGCCGTCGCGCTGCTCGGCGTCCTTCTCGGCCTCTTTCCGCACCTGGCTCATGTAGCCCGGCTGGTGCTGAACTACCTCGGCCCCCAGGCGCTCGGCTATCTCCATCGGTTCCGTTGTCGCACCGTGCGCGGTATGCAGCCGCACGGGGATGTCCAGCCGCTTCCCCACCGCCGCTATCCAGGAGTGATTCGGAGAGACGCGGGCGATGCCGCCGGTGATGCCCTCCGCCCCCTGGGCTATGTCGAAGTAGCCCCTGACTTTACTGCCGTTCACGCCCG